CTAATTTCTTGATAGGCTTGGTTGATACTAACATCCCCCTGCCGCAGCTTTTCTTTAATTTCTTCAGGGGCTTTTTTCTTTACCACGTCAAACATGGCCTTTTTGCCTGTACTCCAGCCAAGTTTTTCGGCCACTATTTTTCGGGTGTCGTGTTTTGGTTCGTTGTCAATAATTGACAACGGAGCAGAATGTTGATTGCCTTTAAATACGCTTTTTTCCTTATATATCTCTTTGCCAATTTCCTTTTCACAATCTTCAATAACCGAAATCAATTCGCCTTTTACGTATTCGGCCAAGTTTCTTCGGCCAAGTTGATTTTCGGCCATCCATTTCTTGGCATGGTTCATTGAAGCAAAGGCCATCTCCTTTACCTTAAACGGCAAGTCATACATTTGTGCCAGTTCGTATCGGTTGTGGCCATCTACGATTGTGCCTTGCCATGTAATAATTGGCTCCCGAATGCCCTCGGCAAGCACGTTGGTTTCAAGTTGCTTAAACTCTTCGGCCGTTAAAGGCGGTATAAGCGATTTCAGTTCAGGGTTGATTGTTAATTGTTGCATAAAAAATAGTTGTTAATAAAAAAGCCATTTGTGCGGGGGTGGTAAGTAAGGCTAACAATTGGCCAAGGTGGGCCTCCTTTCTCACGCTACCCCCGAACAAACGGCTCGGTTAAATTTGATTTTTACCTATCATCGGCTTGTTAGTGCCTTCACAAAAATACAAATTAAAACTAACATTACATCAATGGTGCCAAAAATTGGGCCATTACATGAATGCCGCTGCGTGAATTTTTAATGTACTCGTAGCCCTCTTTGAAGGAAAGCGTATTGGCGATGTTGACAATTTCGTGCAAGAACCCGTCCATTGAAAATAGCGGTTCATCGTGTTGGTATTCTACACTCCAGCCCGATTCATCGTTGTGAATGAAAAGCAAGGTGCTGGGGCTTTCAAATTCCCAACTTACAACAAAGTCATTGTCATCGTTCAGGTATCGGTTCAGGTAGTAAAAATACGTATTGCCACCTTCAATGCTATCAAGGTACGGTTGGTTTGATATGCTTGCCTTAGTTGGCCGCACATTGTCCTTGTCAGGGTTCGTTAAATGCAGCATAAGGTCGAAGTCAATGCCTACCACAGCGATGTTTGCTCTGCGGCGTAGGTCGGTTTCTTCAACGGTCATTTCGTTCGTGCATTCGCCGTAAAAAGCAAAGCATTCATCTTGAAAGCGGTAGCCAAGTGTAAAGTAGTGTTTCATGGTGTTTGGTATTAAAGGGTTAAAGGTTAGTAGGGTTTGACCAGTCAATGTGGTAAATTGCTTTGTCATAAATTACGACTTTAAAGCCGTTCATTCTTAGCCTTTGAATATCTTCATTGGCAATTGGTTTGCGTACCCAGCAGTACAATTCGCCTTGCTTGGCTTTGTCAATGCAGATGGCTTCGATTTCGGCCATTGAAATTCTTGGCTTGCTGGTTGCCAAGTTGTGAAGGTGGTTTGCGTAAATCATGGTTTTTGAATTAGCCCCCCGATTTCTCAGGGGGCGGTTGGTTTTATTTAAAGGTAATTACTGATTCTGCAATTGCTGTGTTGCTTGCAATTTGATGTTTGCCGATTGTGCTAATGTAGTCAATGGCGTAAACTTGTCCGCTTATAATGTATGCCTTGGTAATTTCGGCTACATTCTTGTATTGCTTATTGCAATGCGATAGTAAAGCGTTGTAGGCTTTTCCGTTTTTCGAGAAGTTTTTTGAAGTTGTCATGGTGTGTGTTTTTTGTGTTTGTGTTATTGTGTACTGCAATAGTAAAAAGAATATCAATACCAAAATCAAAGCGGCAAGAATGCCCTTGCTCTTTTAACACTTTTTAACACTTGGAGGCATTTGGCGGCATAAAAAAAGCCCAACATCGCTGCTGGGCCTTTCTTAACACTAAAACACTATCTTAGAATGGCAAGTCATCGGTTTCTGCGACTTGTGGCAAATGGTTACCGCCTGATTCGGTTCGTGTGCCGCCAAGCAGTTCGACTTGGTTTACCAGCACCTTGATGTCTGTGCCGATTTTATCGTTGCCCTCTTTGTCCTTGTAAACATCCAGCACTGGGCGGCCGCTAATGTACACCTGCGTGCCTTTGCTTAAGAACTTAGCAACCCCAGCGGGCTGGTTGTTCTTGCCGAACAGGGCACAGCGAAACCACTGGGTTTCTTCGCCTTTGCCGACCGCTACCGAAAAGGTTGCAATGTCTTTGTTCTTGCCGACTAACTCGGCATCTTTGCCAATACGGCCAATCAATTGAATTTGTAACATGGTTAAATGGTTAAATGGTTATGGGTTAAAGGTACTTATTTTTTCTTTTGCTTGCGTTCGGTAATCAACTTTTCCACGATATACGTGCCGATGTCGGCCCCTGTCATGCCGCACCAAGATATAAGGTGTTTCAAATCGGCATACTTGTTCGCACAATTGCCGATGGGCAGTTCTTTGGGTTCGTCCCCTTCCTTAATTGCAAGGCTAATGGTGGCCAAAACCCCTGTAGTTGATGCCCGAATAATAAGCGGGGCACCAAGGTAAATTGGTTTGATAAGCAAGCCCCAGTTCACGCCGTTCAGGTGCTGAAAGCCAAGTTTTTCTAATTGTTTTTTTGTCATGGTGTTTGTTGTTAATTGTGAAAGAAAATGTCGCAAGGTATTTCGTGCAAGGTAGGCTGATTTTCGTTCAATTCCAACTCAATCAATACCATACGCAGATGCTCCGCCAGTTGAAGACATTTGCTATAATACTCCTTGTCCCCAATTTTTGTATTGTTTACAAATTTTATGCTGTGGCTAACGCTGGCATGGTCGCAGTTAAGCAAAGCCCCAATTTTTTCCATTTTCATTCCAGTAACAGCCCTGAGAGCAAACCGAAAAGCGTGTTTACAATTTATTTGTTCTGTAAACCTTCTCTTTGTAAGTGCGGTTTCAATCGGCACTCCCCAGTATGCGGCCATTTCCCTTAGTACGGTTTCTTCGTATTTGGGCTTGATGGGATATTTTACATTAGCCACAATTCTTTTAGATAAAATTCGGTCAATGTATGCCTTGACTTCTAATAAATTAACGTCTTTTCGGTTTAAATAGCGTTTAAAATGTCGTGTCATTTCAGTTTTGTTAATAGTTCAACTTCAATAATATTGCGGCACATTTGTACCCTGTCGTAAATGGCCTCGATTAGCACATCATCCCGCTTTATTTCGTAGGCCTTGATGCGGTATTTCGCTGGCACATGGTCATAGCTTTGCACCTCGCCGCATATTTCTTCAGGGGTTGGCATAAGCACGTAAACCAATTGGGCGTTTTTAAGCCCCGTTAAGGCCATATAACCTTGCAATTGGTACACATACCCCATCGGCGGTTTAGAATCCCACAAAGGGAAGGTAAAAGCGTCCCAGCTACTCTTAATGTCAACGATGCTTGTGCCCTCAACGATGTCGGGCGTGCCAGTTAGCCAATCATTTTCAAAGAACCGCTCGTTCTTTTCGGGCATGAACCATCCAAGGTGGGTTCCAGCGAACTCGATGGCGGCATCTTCAACCGCTCGGCCCTTTGCCATAGGCTTTGTGTCCAGTTGGCGGCGTACTCCGAAAAGTTGCTCAACAACCCAATCCTGAAGGTAGCCGTAGCAAGTTGCCCCGGCCGTATCTTTCCCCCTGCCATTGGCCATGATTTGACCAATGGCAGAACAGCGTACTTTAAACTCCTTCATTGCCGATTTGTTTTGAATAGATTTCAATTGCCTTTTCAACTGTTGCTTGGCTGCTTGCCCACGCCTTTACGTTGATGCACTCGCCATCGTTGAAAGGGTTTGCCTTCGCCCGGCTAACCTCGGGCAGTTGTTCGGAAATGTCGAATAACTGATTGCAAAGGTCTTGCATCTTGGTAGGCAGGCTTAAGAATGCGATAGGCTGCTGCACCTTGGCGGCAACTGAATACGTGTCCTTATCGGCATCCTTAAGTTCCTCGGTAGGTATAAGTAGCATTTGCATAAGGGCGTACTTTAAAGCTGCTGACATGGCTTTGTTGGTTGACTTATCGCCGCTGTCCATGGCCTCGCCCTCAACGATTGAAAACACGCTGCTGCCGTCTATTGCGTAGAAGGTAAACTTTACCCGAAGAATGGTGTAAAGTAGCAAGCCGCCTTTGGCCGTTGTGCGTTCTTCCCGGTTGTTGCTGACCACATCGCTTGTAATGAATACGCCGTTACGTGCGAATAGCGGGTGAATGGCGTTGTAAAGGTCATCAATGCCTCTAAAGTTGTACCCCTGCTGGGCGTTTTTGTTGTTCTTGCCAATGGCCGAAACCTCGGTCATGATGTTGGCGATGCTTTGATAGATTTGCATGGTTGTTTGGTTTTATTGGTTATTAAAGTTTACAAGGTTTTGAACGATTTTGACTGCTTGCCGCATTATGGTTTCTTGGGGCAATATGCCACCAACCCAGCGAAGCGATGCGGCGATAAATGGTTTGCCTTTTTCGGGCTTTGCAATTACTTGGATTTTGCCGCCGCCAATTGATGGGCTTTCTCGGATTTCGTACTTCATCTTGGTTTGTTTAAAAGTTCAATAGCAATTTTCATAGCGTTTAAATTTGTTCTGCAATAGTAAACTTTTAAACAATACGAAACCCCAGCGTTAACACTTTTTAACACTTGGCACAAAAAGAAAAGCCCCAACTTTCGTCAGGGCAATTCAGCAAACAACGGGGTTAATTACTTGATTTTGCTTGCAATATCTTTGCCCTTGGCGATTAAATCGTACAGGCGTTTGAGAAGGGTTGTGCCTGTCATTTTCTCAATGTTCTCATCTATGCTTTTAAACTCGATGGCAATCAACGCAACCCCTACCGTCTTCGTTAAAACGTATGGGGTATTGACCAACGTGCCAAGAAGGTCGCCAACAATGAAAACGTCCATAATAAAAAACGAAAGGGTAACGGCTTGGTACATTAGCATCTTCCAAACAACCTTGCTTAGCTTTTTACTTTCGATTTTCTCGCCCATTTTCTGTGCGGCCATAACGCCAAGCAAGGTGTCAAGGGCAATGAACGCCCCGATTGCAATCATTATGCCAGCCACGGGGGCAAAAAAGGCCAGTATTGAAGCCGATATGTAGGCGAAAGTAGATTTCATTACGGGATATTTACACGGTTGACAATTATCGGTGTGCAAGAATAGCATCGGTCGTTCGGTAGGCGAAGGTTGACCAACAGTTGTTGCAGTTCGATGTTGTAGTACTGCACATAAAGGTTTCGCTTTTCGTTGGCGTCCTCTTTGTTTATCGTGGTAACATTGTTTAGCCTGTCGCTAAAAAGAACCTCATCCATCAACTCAACGCCGCTGGCATATAGCATCGCCCTTCGTAGTCGGTTGCTGAACTGGCACAGCCACGTATTATCATCGCATTCAATTGAATAGTTTAACGATACGCCGTGCGTGTAACCAATTCCTACCAAATTTGTTTCAGTTAACGAACCCGTTTTGCTTGTCTTTACGGCCCTCGTAAACAGCAAATCGCTAAAGCGTGAACGGCGGCCTTTAGAACAGCTTGCACAGTTGGTTGGGTTTATCCACGTATCAAAGGCAACCGAAAGTCCAGCGTCAACGGCAACCATCAAATGAAGGTCTTGGCCGTTGCTTGGGTAGGTCTTATTAATCAGCACGTTTGTTATTTGCCCAGCCACCGAAGTGAAAGGTATTGTGTCAATAATGCGGCCCTGAATAACATCAATAATGTAAAGGTTGTCGGTAATGCCTGAAGCAAAGAAAACCGAAACGCTGTTCAGGTTGAATTTTAGGTAGGGGTAATCGCTTACCAGTATTTCAAGTCCAGCATATTGCCCAGCTTTAACTGCATCGGTAACCTTGTTTTCATCGTAGAAGCCGATTGTACCTTTGTCAACGACCGAAGCGAAACGGCCTTTAATGTCCATGTGCGAACGAAAGTCGCTGACAATTTTATCGCTTGCCCTGTTAACCGCATCTTGCATGACCTCGAAACCGCTTAATTGCTGGCTGTTGTTTAGGTAGTCGGCATGGTTAATGTCGAAGCCCGGCAATTGTGAAAGCGAAGTTTTGCCGCTTGGTAAGGCGGTGCAGCCATCGGGCACAAATATCAGGTTGGTAAGGCAAGTTGTCGGCATAGCAAAAGTTTATCGGCCACCACAATTGCACCCTCCGGGCCGTGATGTCGGTTTTGGTTTTGGTTTGTATTTCATGGGGTTAAAATAAGGGGGGCATTTCGCCCCCCTGTATTTGTGAATCCGCTATGGATTAGTTTGAACGGAAGGTCAGGATTCCGTTAACACCTTCCAATCTGTCGCCAGCCTGATACATATCGGCAGGCAAGAAGATGAAATCGTGGTTCAGCGAAATCTCGAAGTTCCAAACCTTTTGGTCAGCACCGTTACAAGTGTACTCGGCACGGTAGTCAAAGGTCAATGGCAACGCTGGGTCGGGGTGCTGTAAAGTACCTTGTACCAAAGTGCTGTCGTTCATTTCCAAGATGCCTTTAAATTCGTTGAACGAAATCATTTGAACGGCTCCGGGAATAACGGCCAATGCGTTCAGGGCATTTCCGCTGTTCAATTGGATGCGGCGGTCGTAACCAAAAGTTACGCCAGCTTGTGAAGCATACAATGAAGCAGATACACCGCCATCGTTAAACGCACCGGGGGCAATTGCATTCAATGCCTTGATGTACTTCCACCATTTTTCGCCACCAAACACGAAAGGCATTTGGGTGAAATCGTTGGCCATGTTTTGGAAAGCAATATCCTCAACGGCGGTGGTTTGTGGAACGTTACTGGTGAAGGTAGTAGTCGTTTTGAAGGTTGAAGTACCAGCGGGGCTACCAGCATCGACATCGGAAGCGAAGTTGCCGCTGTTTGCAACAAGCTGAATGGCAGCGTTTGTCGCAACTTTGCGGGTTAGCACGTCCATCATTTTGAAGATTTCACGTGCGATGTACGCAGAATCCTGCTCGCAACGTTCTTCCAACTCGGAAGCGGTCAATTTGAAGCCAACGTGGTAACCATCGGAAGGGCTTAGCGAATACAAAACAGAAGTTTCGCCATCGTTGGCAAAAGTTCCGCAAGTAACACGGCCTCCGTTTTGAACCATTGATTCCAAGAAACGCTGTCCGTAAACCACTTCAACTGTTTTGCGGCCGTGGTCGCGGAAGTTGATTTGATTTTGAATAACCTCGCTGCGGTTTTGGGCAGAAAGAATGAAAGAAAGCAAAGGCAAAGGCTCGGCTTTCAGGTTGTCGTACCCGAAGGAATCGAACAAGGATAGCTGCACGTTAGGGCAAGCAATAAAAGATGATAAAGCTGACATAGTTTTTAAGTTTAGTTTGTCATTTGTTTGTTTTCGCCGTGTTTCGGGGGCGAAATTACCCGACTATGCCCGATTTAGGTTCGGCTGGGCTGCCGACTATTACAAAATTAAGTAGTGTTTGACGAAGTGAATGGTATTTTTCCGCATATTTGCCCAAAAAAACACTATGAGCGAAGAAAATTACCAAAGTAGCCCCATTGTTTTGCGGGATATTGAATACAAAAGACGCACGGTTGCGATTTCCGAACCCATTACGAACTACCAATGTGCCCCACGTGCCCATCATAACTCCATAAAAGCCCAATACAGCAGCCGAATGTACTTTGCGGTGCTGATGTACCGTGAACTGCTTAAAGGTTCAGTTAATCGCTTTGAAGCGGCAACCGAAGCGGCCACGGTGCATGATGTGAATTACGATAAAATTATGCGGATTGCAAGAAAAACGCTATAATGGGGTAAAACTACCGCCATGCCGTTCAAAAGTGAAGCCCAGCGAAAATTCTTGTACGCAACCAACCCAAAATTGGCTGCTGAATTCGAAAAGAAAACCCCCAAGGACATGAAGTTGCCCAACAAATCGGCTAAGAAGTAGGGGATATATTGCCTTCTACGTCAAGAAACTTGTCAATGGTATTGATGTGAAAGCCTGTGGTCAGCAGCATAAAAAAGCCCCACCGAAGTAGGGCTGTTTAATACGTTCAGGCCGTTTAGATTTTGATGCCTTGCGACCTTGCCTTTGCAAGCCACGCCTCTTTCGCTGCGGCGACCGCTGGGTTCATTTCTTTGCCAGCGGGTGCGTTGCTTTGACGCTGCTGCGTGCCTTGGCCTCCGTTGTTTACCTTGAACCGCTTAACCTCTTTTAAGGTGCTTTCAAACAATTGCTCTGCGGTTAGCTGCGAAGTTGTGCCGCCTGTTACGATGTTGTTGTCTTTGTCGTAAACAAGCAACTTGCCGTTTTCCTTTTTGAAGATGTATTTATTCTCCAATTTGGTTAGCCATACGCCCTCTTTTACAATTTCATCAGCATCGTCAATCCAGTTAGCGGCATCGAATGCACGTTTAACCTCGGCATCGGTTTGCATTTTGTTCAGGCGTTCCTCAGCATCGGTTTGGGCGTTCTTGATTGCCTCTTGATATTCCAGTTCCTTTGCCTTGGATTGCTCGGTCATTTCCCTTAACTGGTCGCGTTCTTTTTTGATTTGCTCAATGTCGGGGTTTGACTTGCCCGCCTCGATTGCCCTTTGAAGTTCATCGTTTAGGGCTGCGATTTTGCTTGGGACCAGTTCAACCAGTTCATCAAAGGTTTTGCCTTTTCCGTCCTCGCCGACAATTGCCTTTAGCTTATTTTCGGCTGTGCCTCTTGCCTTGCCAAAGGTGGCGTTGATTTCCTTTAGGTGGGTTTCTCGGTCAATGAAACGCTCGCCCAAGGCGGTGCGAATCGTGTCCTCGTTTGCCCCCTCGGCAACCTGTATGCCAGTCAGCTTTTCAAAGATTTCTTTATTGATTTCCATTTGTTTGTTGTTTGCGTGATTGTTTGCTTGAATTTAATTGTGCCTCCAGTTCGGCAATTTTCGCCTGAAGTTCGGCCTCTTTTTGCTCTGCATCGGTCAACCTGTTTTCAAGGTTAGCAAGCATGGCATTTTGATGTGCCCCTTGGTCGATAAACTTTTGGTCTATCCCGTAACCGCTGAAATTTTTGGCTTCCCAATCTTCTTCCAGCATGTAGCCTAATGCCCCAAATTTGGCTTTCATTTCGGCAGGCTTCGGCCATGCCCGTCTTGGGATTTCAAGTTTACGCCCGAAGTTGGCGGGTTTGCCGGGGTTGTGGGTCCTCTCGGCTTGGTGTTTGGCTACACGAATAAACGTGTAGTTGTCATTGGTTGTTGTTTGCATATTGCAAGGGTTTGGTTTAAATTAAAGATGGTGGCGGGGGCGATGTAAATTGGTTGGCAATTGTTGAAGATATGCCAATCACAATCGCCCGCTGTTCTGCGGTTGAAAGGTTGTCGAAGTTTTCGTTTTCTTCGTAGGCTTGGTTCAAAATTGTTACAAAAGAACTGTGCAAAATGACCTCGGCCTCAGTTGCGGTGCTGCCAAGCATGCCCCGTACTGTGATGTCATCTTTTGACCAAAGGCGGTCAAGTTTAATTTGCAGCTTTATCATTTGCTCAACTTTCGGCGAGGCGTTAAAGCGTGTGCCTACATATTGGTAAAGCAGCGAAGCCAATGCCGAATCGGGCATCGATTGTTCTTTAGCCGTGCCGATTTCGCTTGTGATATCTTCGTAGGTTCTAAAGTTGAACGAAGTCGGTACTTGAATGCTTGGCTTTTCAAATGCGTTGCCGTACCTCATGTGGCCGATTGCCTCAATGCTCATGTCCATAAGGGCAAAAAGTTCACGGGCAAACTGCACCATGAATGTTTGCCATTCTTCCTTTTCAATTTGCTTGCCTGTGGCGGTTGCTGAATTTGCTTGCTCAGGCTCAAAGAACATACCAAAGGCCGAACGTCTGCGGCTTTCGATTTGCTCGCTGGTGTACTTTAGAATCTCGCTTGGCGGTGCTGCGAACTGAACAGGCGGGGACATAGCCAAGGTGTTCGCTTCGCCCATTCGGGTTGTGGCAGCTACCTCATAAATGCCCGTGGGGGAATGGTTTAGGTTTTTGCCTGAGCCGTTACATTTGCCGCACGTGGTGTACTTGCCTTGGTCTGCAGTCCATACTTGGCCACCTTCGCAGCCAGCGGCATCGCATCTATCAACAACGGCAATGATAATTGGGAACGCCAACCTGTACGTTGACATCATTAAATTGCTTTCCAACCGTACAACGGTATTTAAATGCGGGATTGCATCGCTAAACGATGAACGGTAGAACACCTCATTATCATACATGACGGGTTTTCCACCAAGTTTCCAAGCGGGTAGGTAACCGTATGCATGCCTGAAAGTTTCAACTACCTCGAAGGTCAGGTTGCCTTTGTCATCTTTGCCGTTTACAAATGCCTCGAAAATGCCTTGCTTGTCGATGTATTTAAAGGTCATTTTGTCGCTGTCCTTCCCGTTCCAAATCAGGGCGTACTCGTTTGCCCTGTAACCCACAACGTATTTTTCATCGTAAATTTTGGCAATTGGGGCGATCAGTTCCGACTGATCAACAATATCGTATTCTTCGCCATCTTCCCCTGTAACCGTTTTCATGGGCATGTAGTCAGGACAAACCACAAGTAATTGGTTGGGGTAGTTTATTTTACGTTCCCGAACGATGTCGAAAAAGAACGCCTCGATAGAATAATACTCAGGGTAAAGCCCGTAAAAATACTCCTTCTGCTCAGCATTCGGCCATTCAATAGAATAGTTTTGGCTGTTGGCAACCGCCTTGGTTCGGTTTAGGGCCCGATTCCATTCGGTGTTGGTTGTCGGTTCATAAAGCCCTTTTTGGTATTCCCATTCCTCGGCCTGTTGGTTCGGTGCTTTTGACCGAAGTATTTCGTAGGGGAACTGATCGGCCTCAGCGTGAACTGCCACCGCATTATGTTCCCGAATTGTTTCGGCGTATATTTCGTTGAACTCGGGCAGGCCTTCGTAGTAACTTTCCGTTTGGAATTTCTTGTCGTACTTACTGGGCATACCAACAACATTCCGTTTTTTGCGGATTGCCTTGGCGGCGTGGTCAATTAGGCTATAAATGTCTGCCATTTTTTGGGGCTGTTTTCACAAAAATACGCAAACTATTCTATGTGTTTCAACATTTCCTTTAGCGGCAACCGAATGACCGCATCGGTGCAATCGTGATGCCCCGCTAAAATTAGGCAATTGCCCTTTTTGTCAATCTCCAAATGACTTGGGAAAGTTACCAAATCCAGCATCGGCTTTCGCCAAGTGTGGGGCGTTTCGGGTATGTCCTTATTGTCCACAAAGGTCGCTTTCCAAAGCGGTGTTCTGCTCCAGCGTAGTGCCTTGAACGGTGGCTTGGCCTCCAACTCCATTAAACCTGCCCAATACAAAATAATGGCGTTTACATTTTGCCGAACGTGAAAGATTGTGTATAGCTTGCCTTTGTGTTCAACCAATTGTGTGCCGCCCCTGATATGCCCCTTTTTTAAGGTGGGTGTTTCGGTTTGGTATTCGGCAATCGGTTCGCCAAGGTCATACTCAACCACATGGCCCGGGGCATAAAGCACGTGCAATTTATCTTCGTAAACAAACGGCGACCAGTTCTTTTCTCGGCCATCGTGGTCTTTTGGCCTACTTGCTGGGGGTTTCATCTGCCAACATTCGGCAGTATCAATATATCCAAAGTACATTTTATGGCCATCGGTAAACACCAACGCTGGCCGCCCATTGAATTCAAAACCCCGTGGGTCTTCGGCATGCCCATTCTCGGTAACAAAGGGAATGATGCGGCCGTTTGTTGGCTTGCCCCGGTTCCAATCCCAAACCGCTATTTTCCTATCTTTAAACCAAGGGAACTTGTCTAACCGTGTAGCGTATAGGTTGCCAACCAATGTACCGTTGAATGCGTTTGTGAAAGGTTTGATTGCCGCAGAATGGTAGGGTATAAGTTCAAGTTCGGGTTGCAGCTTTGCCTCAATTGCATCGAAATGAATCTTGCGAACATCGGGCTTTTCAACATTGCGAACTGGCTTGCTTACGGCAAACTTAGCTTTCATTAAATGGTGGGCCTTGGCGGCTGTTACGCTGCCATACATTTGCTTTTCAACATAGGCAACAACCCTATCGTAAAGGTCATACGTTTTTCGTGCCTCGGTGCTATATTGCCCATAGCAGCCCACAAAGTAGTGGTTGCGTTTCAGTTCGGTAAAGTCGGGTGTCTTGGCCTTGAATTGTACGGGTGCGATGCCAAGGTCAGGGTTTACGTTTGCTTGGCAAAGGGCCACATTAAAAGCCAATTCATCGGGGAATGAATGCCCCCAATGCTTCGTGGCTAAATGCTCTTTGTAGTTCGCCTTGGCATTCGCCCAAACCTCTGCGGCCTTGGGTGTGTTTTTCCAGTACAGGATTGATGAATTGATTTCGGGCAGCGTTCCCGTTTTGGGCAGTTCAAATTCTTTGCGAACTTTGTCCAGCGTTAACCAAAGGCAAGGCCATGAATCGTTAGTTAGGTCGGTTTGCGAAACCACTTGCGTAGCAAAATCAAAACCAAGGCAATGCTCCCATAAGGAGTGCAGTTCTTGTATAGCCACGCCATCGCAATCAATGTACATCGTTTCATCAAATGGGGTGTATTTATCAAGGTGTAGTTTAAACTTGCCCGGTGCAATACGCCCAGTCGCATCGTTCAAATCTGCGGGGTTAATCTGCACCGCATGGGCAACGTGCTTGCGTTCCCGTTCGGGCAGAAGGTTAATATCCCCCACAATCGCAATCGGTATTTCAGGGCTAAAATGGGCAAGGGAATTGACCATGTTTTTCGCCCATTGGCCGTAGCTTGAATTCCCTGATAAAAAAAGTAGGTAACCTTTCATAAGTTGTTTGCTGTTCAAAGGTAATAACTAAAATACAAAAAGCCCCAAGGCTGGGGCTAATTGTTTGGGTTCTAAACGGAAACGAAATTTGTACCCTATCGGTAGTTGGATGCTTGGTTTCTAATGCAGCCGTACCCTATCGGGGGTTGTATGGTTTGTGTGTTGGTTTGGCGTAATGCTTCTCCACATAATCAAACAACTTTCTTGCTGTGTAATTGTTGTCTTGCAGCATCTCAAGTTCTTTAACTAATTTTTTCCAAAGTTTTTCAGACCTCTTAATGTTTTCTTCTGATGCCAAGCGTTTTCCTGCATCAGCAAAGTGTTTCCAATCTCTTTCGTCTGCCATTTTGTTTCAGTTTAATTTCGTGTTAGCAAGTCGTATAGGCCGAATCAAGTTCGGGTTTTTTGAAAAAATTAACAAGCGTTTGCAAAGAATTGGTATCGATAACAGGTATGCGTTGATAGATATGCCCATCTTTGGGGCGAATTACAAGCACCTCGCAAAGGCGGGTTTCCTGATTCCAGTCCAGCATTAGCGTTGGGGCCAGCATCTTGGTAAAGATTTTGTACTCGTAGCCGTGTTGTCTTTCAAACACAGAGTCGTGCCCGCTTTCCATTTTGAAGCCAAGGGCCATAATGTCGCAAAAGTTAATTGGTTGTTGCATGGGTTATTTGTTAAAGGTTTCGTTGTAGTATTGTTCGAATGTCATAATCTCATCATAGCATTTACAACCTCCGTGAGATATCGCTGCATGCCATAAATTCTCCATTTTATCCTTCTCCATTTCTTTGGCTCGGCTAAATAATCCTTCTAAAGTATTCCACGTCATTTGAATCTCGTGTTTATTACCAAATGATTCTAATATATCTTGAAGCCACTCAACCGCTGTTTGTTGTTTGTTGTTGTTAATTGGTTGTTGCATGGGTTAATGTTTCTGCAAAC